CTTCGTCTCCAGCTCGAGCGAAGCCGTGTAGCCGCTGTCGCTGAGCGAATGGCTCACCTTCTTGGTCAACCATTCGCGCCGGTCGATCGGCGGCTTGATGCCTGACACGCGGATGGGCGTTTCGGGGTAGAGGTCGGCGCGGCCGCGGGCGAGGTTGTAGCTCAGGCTGGCGACGCCCCGGCGGATCCGGCGCCACTCGCTGCGCGCCGCGGCCAGGGCATCCGCCTCGCTGCCGTAGGTCTCGCGCAGGGTCTTGAGGTTCTCCTCCTTGCCGACGATCACCGCGCGCTTGCGGGCGTACGAGAGGTCGTTCCAGTGGGCGCGCACACCGGTGTGGCTGTCGCGGTCGCGCTCGCGGTAACGGTGGCTGTCGCCGTCACCCCGGGTGAGGGTGACGGGCTCGATGGGGGCGCCGCTGGCGGTTTCCCCTTCGCCGGCGCGGATGAACAGCAGGCGCCCGGCCTTGACCGTGGCGATCGCGTCGTAGCGCTCGCCGAGGCGCGTGAGAAAGGAGATATCACTCTCTTCGGTCTGGTCGATGTGGGCGATGGCGGTCGGCGCCAGGGCGTCGCCGACCCGGGGCTGCAGGCCGTGGCGCTTGGCGATGGTGGTCACGATCGCGTCGATGCTCTGGCCGTGCCAGGAGTGGGAGCGCTTGGCGGCGAGGTCGCCGGTCAGGTCCGCGCTGCGCGCGCGGACCGTGAGCTGGTCCGGCGTGCCGCTGTGCTCGACCTCGTCGACGACGTAGAGCCCGCGGTCGACCAACCCCTCCGCTACCCAGCCGATCGCCAGTTCGAGCTCGACGCCCTTGCGCGGGATCTCGAGCTGGCCGTCGTGGTCGGTCAGGGTCAGGTCGAGCTGGTCGGCCTCGTCGCCGCGGCTGTCGGTGAGCGAGAGCTTCTGCAGGCGCCCGTTGATCCGGGGCGTGATGTCCTGCCCGTCGAGGACGATGCGGTACCCGGGGCGCGGCGAGGTCATCGGTTGCCCCCGCTGCTCTGCGCGATCCGGTCATCGTCGACGCGCGCCAGCGCGAGCGAGAACTCGATCTTGCGCGGCTGGCCGTCCTGCATGAAGACCGTGTTCGTTTCCCGGACGTTGCGGATGACCCACAGGCCGTAGAGGCGGCCGGAGCCCTCGACCAGCGTTCGCGGCTCGCCGGTCGCGCCCATCTCGCGCAGCTCGTCGAGGTTGGCGCGCCCACCCGTGAACTCCGGCAGCAGCGTGCCGGAGAGCGTGATCGAGTCCGCGCCCGGCCCGACGTACTGGAACGCCGGGCGCTGGCCCACGCGGTCATGGCTGGCGTGGCGGAACTCCGTCTGGCGCTCGAAATCCCAGTACGCCGCGCCGCGCAGCTCGAACACGAAATCCCCGAGGGCCATCATCATCGCGGGTTACTCCTCGTCGTGCAGGCGCGAATTGCGGCGGGCCGACTGCTCGCGCTCGAGGTTCTCGATCTCCTCGCGCACCTTGCGCGCGATGGCCTGTTCGTCCATGCCGGGGGACGGGTTGACCGTGATGTGGATCGGCCCGATCGACATGCCCTGTTCCGCCGGGCGTTCCGCCTGCACCCGCGGGGTGCGGTCGATCGGCACGTCGGCGGCCGCCATCGCCGGCGCGCCCGCGGTGGACGCCCCGACCGCCGCGGGCACGTCGGCGGCCGCCATCGCCGGCGCGCCCGCGGTGGACGCCCCGACCGCCGCGGCGCCGGCGGCCCGGCCCGCGGCGCGCCCGGCATTCTTCATCTTCTCCTTGGCGCCGCCCTTGTCGTCGCCGAATAGCTGGTCCCAGAGCCCTCCGACCATGTCCCAGAGCCCCTTGAAGAAATCCATGATGGGCTTCCAGCTCTTCATGAGCATGCCGAGCGGGCTCCAGGAGAACAGGGTCTTGATGAAGTCCCAGGTCCCGGAGAACGCGCCCTTTATGTCCTCCCAGATGGCCACGAAAAACGGCTTCACCTGTCCCCAATTAGCGATGATGTATGTGGCGGCAGCCGCAATGGCGGCAACGACGATGCCGATGGGGTTCGCCGCGAGGGCGATGCCGATTGCCTTGAGTGCCCCGATGATGCTGCCGGACGCGGTGACGAAGGCCAGTGCGGCCGAGCCCAACCCCCAGAGCGTCTTCAGGAACGCTAATGCCGATAGCAGGGTCTTTCCGGCGAAGAGCGTGCCCGCGATCATCGCCAGGTTGTCCATGCCGCCGACCAGCCGGGCCGCCCACAGCGTCGCGGTGGCGAGCGTGCCCGCGAACGCGGCCGCGCCGCTGGCGAGTTTCACGAGCACCGGTACCGCCGCCTTCAGATTGCCGCCGAGTTCCTTGGCGAACTCGCGCACGGCATCGCGGTTGTCCGCGATCCACGCCTTCAGCGACTCGAGGACGTCGGTGAGCACGGGGGCCAGCACGCGCCCGAGGGTGTGGTGCACGCCGCGCAGCGCGCCCTGAGCACCGTACAGTGACTCGGTGTATTCGCGCGCGGCCTTGATGTCCTCCTTGGACAGCGTGACGCCCATCGCGTCGGCCTCGCGCTTGAGGCGGAGGATTTCCTTGCGCGTGGCCGTCGCCATCTCGGTGAGCTGCTCGCCGGCCGTGCCGCCGAAGATCTCGTCCACGATGCGCTGGCGCGCGGCGACGTCCTTCACCTGGCGCAGTCTGCTCATCACCGTGTTGAACAGCTCGGAGGTGTTCGCCTTGGCGTCGTCGATCGCCCTCTGGGAGAACCCGAGCCGCTCGAAGGCGCCAGCGGATTCGCCCTTGCCGGTGGTCGCGAACTCGTCGGCGCGCAGCGAGAGTTCCTTGAGGCCGTCGATCATGGCCTGCTGCTGGACGCCGTATTGCTGCCCGGCGTACTGCAGCCGCGAGAGCTCGTCGGCGGCGACGCCGAGGCGCGCGGCCCACTGGCGGGTGTTCTCGGTCCGTTTCGCGAAGCTGTGCCCACCGAAGGCGATGGCGCCGCCGACCAGACTGCCGGCGAGCCCCGCTCGTCGCCCGGCCGCGCCGGCCGACTGCGCGAAGTTGCCGCCGCTGATCCGCGCCGAGATGGACTTCTGCTTGAGCTTGCCGAGGCGCTTCAGACGATCCTGCTGGCGCTCGATGGTCTTGTTGGTGCGGTCCATCTGGCGCTGTAGCTGCTTCTCGGCACGCGCCATTGCGTGAGCGGTATCACCACCCCGGGTCATCTGATTGACCAGGCCGCGCGTGATCCGGTCGCTGGAGCGCATCTCGCGGCGCGACTTCTCCAGTGCCTCGGTGTGTTCGTTGACCTTACGTTTCAGCCGCTGGGCTTTTCGGATCGCCGCGTCGCGGCGCTCGTTCATCCGCTTGCTGGGTTTGTCGGACTGCTCGATGGCGCGCGTGAGCTCGGCCACGCGCTCCTGCTGCTCGCTCAGCGCTTGGCTGGCCTCGGAGGACTTCTCGCGGAGATTGCTGAAGGACTTGAGGTTGCGCTGGGCCGAGTTGAGCCCGGACAGCTCGTCCTTGCTGGCCTTGATCGCCTTGGCCGTCTTGGTCGAGCCCTGGGTGACGTTCTTGAGCGGGCCGGTGACCTTGTCGACGCCCTTGAGGATGACGCTGAGATCGAGGTTTCGGGCCACCGGCTACTCCAGGGGGGGGTCTCTACTTACGCTGCCGGCCGGGATCCGGTTGGCGACGGCGGGCGCGCTCGCGCCAGCTCGTCAGTTCGGTCACCGACATGTCGGCCATGTCCGCCGGGCGCCAGTGGAACACGAGGGCTAGATCCGCCATCGGTTCCTCGACGCGGTCGGGCAGGCTCAGGTCTCGCCCTTCGCGGACCTCGGCAGCAAAAAATTGGTCACCGCGCCCCCGACCTGCACCAGGTCGGCCGGGTCCATCTGGGCGACCTCCTGGGCCGTGAGGCTCGGCTGGCTGATGCGCGGCAGCACCGTAGTGAGCGGGTCGACCCCCATCTGCAGCAGTTCCGCCAGCGAGACGCCACGCAGCTCGCCCGAGGTGGGCTTGCGCACGGTGAGGGTGGCGATCTCGGTGCCGCCGCGCTGGATCGGATTCTCCAGCGTGATCTCTTCGGTCACGGGTGCGGCCGCGGTGGCCGGGGCCGTGGACTTCGCGGCGGTGTTCTCGCCGTCGCTGGGGGTATTGCTCATCGCTCAGTTCTCCCTCGAGGTGCGGTGCGGCTCGGCTCAGATGCCGAGCGAGTTGCGGATCTCCGCCATGCGGTCTTCGCCGCGGACGACGAAGACGAAGCCGGGCACGTCGATCTCGATGACGGTCTCGCCGTCGATCACCAGCTTGTAGTAGCTGCAGGTGGTCGTGATGCTGTGCTGGTTGTCCGAGCCGGGTTCGGCGTCGCCCATCTCGATCTGCTGATGGCGGCCGCGGACGACGACCTCGACCGACGAGACGGAGCCGGTGTCGTCGCCCACGTAGGAGCCGACGAATCGCAGCATCCGGCCGTTGACCTGACTGACGCCGAAGCCGTCGAAGACCGCCTCGATCAGGCCGCCGGTGGTCCACTCGAACGTGAGCTTCTCCATGCCCTGATCGATATCGACCGGCGCATCCATGCCGGCGCCGCGGTACTCCTCCATGTTCCGGGCGAGGGTCGGCAGCGTCAGCGAGGCGATCTGGCCCTGCCAGTTGTTGCCGTCGCCGAACAGATTGAAGTGCTTGAGCTTCTTGGGGAGAGCCATCGTTCCTCCTACGCGGCGACGCGTTCAGCGAAGTTGACCAGGTAGCGGTCGGTGATGCGCTGCTGGAAGAGCAGGTTCTCCAGCGGCGGCACCGGGGTGTAGTCGTAGTCGATGTACAGCTTGCCGCTCTTGAGCGTCTCCTTGCTGTTCACCTCTTCGTTGTACCAAGCGATCGCGTCGATGATGTAGCCGAGGTTCTTCAGCTCGCGGAACTTGGCGTTGATGCCCTCGATGATGTCGCGCGCCAGCGAGGCGTGCAGGGGCTTGTCGACGGCCCACATGTGGGCCTCGGCGATCGTGTCGGCGAGCACCTGCGCGGTCCGGGTGTAGTTCTCGAAGGCGAACAGCGGATCGATGCTGCAGGTGCGCGAGCCCCAGAAGCGGAAGCCGCCCTGGTTGATGAGCGTGGTGACCTCGTTCGCGTTGAGGTAGCCGGCGTCGGTGTTGGGATCCTGCAGGTCCCAGAACAAGTCCTTGCTGATGCCGCTGACGCCGTTCACCGGGATGTTGGAGATGGTCTTGTGCCAGCCGGTCTGCTGGTCGATCTTGGCCCGCATGCCGAGCGCCCGGGCGACGGCCGGCGCGGTGCGCGTGGTGTTGGCGTTGACGTCGAAGGCGACGAACTCGGGCCAGATCACCATCAGCTCGCGCTGGCCGAAGTTCTCGCGGTAGGTGGCCGCGTCTTCCTTCGTGGCCGCGCCGGCGGCGTAGACGTAGGCGAATGCGCGCAGCTGCTGGGCAATGCCCGCCAGCTCGACGGCGACGTTCTTCGTGTCCAGCTCGGGGCAGCCGAGGATGCGCGGCTTCACGCCGAACTTGGTCTCGGCCGTGAGCAGCGCCTTCATGCCGGTCTTCTTGCCGTCGGCCTCAACGGTGCCGATGACGTTGCCCGTGGTGGTCTCCGCGTCCTGGCCTTCCTCGACTCGGACGATGACGGCAGGCGGCGTGGCCTGGTCGGCGATCGCGTCGAGTGCGCGCGGCAGAGTGCCCTCGTCGCCGGCGTCGCCGATCGCGGCGTAGACGTCGGTGACCAGCACCGGGGTGTTGAGCGGGAAGGGCTCGTCCTCGCCGCCCGTCAGCGCGGTGTAGCCGACCGCGCGTACGGTGCCGGCGCCGCTCGAGCCCTCGGCCAGCGTGGCGGTGACCAGGGCCATTGCGTCGGCCTCGGCGTTGACCGCGTCCATGACGTCGGTGGCGGTGCTGGTGATCTCGGCCTGGGCGTCGGTCGCGAGGGCGACGGTGATGTCGTTGCCGCTGACCGTGACCGCGAGGACCGCGTCGGCCGTGCCCGGATCCGTGTAGCGGATGCGGATCTGGTTGCCGTCGGTACCGACATCGGCGGCGGTGTAGAGGATCCCGGTGTTCGCCGCGGCGAAGGTGATCTCGGCATCGGCCGCGACCCCTGCGGCCGCCTCTGGCGCCGTGGCGACCAGGCCAATGACCGCGGTCGCGACGGTCCGGATCGGGCGGGTGCCCTGGTTGATCTCGATGACGCGAACGCCGTGATGATAGTCGGGCGGCATGGTAGCTCCTGCGCGGTGGTCAGCGTGTTGCGACCATGCTGACGCGCGCACGCAGCGGGGGGCAGTGGCGCGGAGGGTAAGGGATTGGGCTTACCCCTTATTGCGCTAGTTCTCGAGCATCAGCCCAGCGGCTTTCTGCACAACGCCCGAGCCTCCTCGAGCATAGCCTCGCCCGTGCGTCTTCCGGCACCGCGCTTGCCGACACCTTCGCCGCGCGCGGCGGGTATTGGACTTGCGCGGTTTGATGTGCGTCGCCCACGTCCTGTAACCCGCGAAGTCCTCCAGCTTCTGGCGGAGGACGAACGGTTGTGGTGCTCCCTCACCCTGCAAAACAGATCTTCAGAAAGCAGATCACAGAGAATCGCAGGCGGCCCGCAACCCGGCATTGCTATTCACATTCCACGGGTTGTTGTTCACGTCCACGCAGCGGGCGCCGGCCTCGGCGCCGTCGTCCCAGTTGCCGCCTACAAAGGAGGTGCGGAAATCGCCCCCACGCCACTGCCCGTGGTCGTTGGCCGAATCCTTTCCGGTGTTCAGGATGCCTTCGGGCACGTCCAGGCGCATGGCGCCGGACGCCTCGATCGCCCCATCAGCTCGAAGTGTCCCGCCCCCTGGGCGGGGATTGCATAAGTCCGCTGGACCAT